ATCAAAAGGTATGAAATCATCTAATTCATTTACAAGGTTGGCTTTTACTAAAATTGGATTGACTAGTAGGGGTCATTCTCCTGATCCAGAAACAGGTATAGTTCCACCAGTAGCACCTGCTGCTACAGAATATAAAATGATGAGGGAAGGGCAGGGTATCTATGAATTTGAGATAGCTTATCAAAAACCGTTTGCAGCTTGGAAGAAAAGAACAGGTGGTAAACAGGCAGACTTTGATGAAGCAGTTACTATGGCTATTAGGTCTAACGATAGAACAGTTGACCCTGAAATTAGAGAAGTTGCTGATAAAATTATTATAGCAAACAGACGTTTTCTAGAAGATAACATTAAAGCTAATGCTGCTGGTTTTACTGCTGACTTGTTAGATGGTAGAGTAGACCCTAATACTTATCTTGCTCGTTTGTTTTCAGATGAGGGTATTGATGCAGCAAGACGCAGATTTGGTATGGAAGAGAGTGTATCTATAATTACTAAATTAGTACGTAAGGCTATTTTAGAAGGACAACCTGATATAGCTGAAGATGTTGCTAGAAGTATATCTAAGAGAACTGGAAAAAGACCATCAAAAGAAGATGTTGAAAACTATATTACTGCGATGGCTGAAGGTTATACTAAGACTGTTTTAGCAAGACCTTATGCCTCTGGCGGTTTTATGCTTAGTAGACCATTTGATGTTGAAGAACTAGAAACAGCTATGCTAAATGCTGGTATTAGTAAAGACCAGATTAATGATGCAGTTTACTTTCTTAGTAAAGATGTTTCTGTTAGAAAGCATAAAAGATCACAACCTAGAGTTATCTTGAATGAGATGGCTAGTATAGAAGCTGTAGATGTAAACGGTAATGTACAAATTTTAAAGTTTACTGACCTCTTAGAGAACAATATACAAACAATACAGAACGCTTATAACTTTCAAATGGGCGGTGCTTACGGATTAGCTAAAGTAGGTATTGATACTAATGCTGCTGGTTCTTCTATAGATGATATAATTAAAAAAATTAAAGAAGAGGCAGCGGCTAAAGGACATACAGGTACTAAAGAAGAATTAAAAGCTTTGGAATTTATGTACGATGGTATGACAGGAAGATTAGGAGCGAAGGATACAGCACCAGAATCATTAAAATTAGGAATAAGAAGAGCCAAACAATGGGCATATGCTGCTTATATGCCTATGGCTGGGTTATCAGCCCTGATGGAAGTTACTAACTCTTTTATGGAATATTCTTTAGTAACAAATCTAAAAACTATGAGTAAGTTTAGTGATTTTTATAAAAGGGCATCAGATGGACAACTTGATTCTAATCTAATGAGAGAGTTAGTATATCTTACAGGTGGTAAAGGTGAAGAGATACTTACTGCTTCTGTAAATCGTGCAACTCGTTTTGATGCAGAATCAGCATTAGAACCTAGTATTAACAGAACTACTAAGTTTGATGAAATACTTGGAAAAATTTCTAAGCTTGTTTCTTTAGGTAGTGGGTTATTACCAGTAACAGCTTTTAATAGACGTTTAACTTTAATGAACTACACACTTCAATGGTTTGATTCAGCTAAAAAAGGTAAAGCACCCTTTGCAGAGACTAAAATGCTACAGTTAGGTATTAATCCTGTAATGCAGTATCGTATATTTAATGCAATAAACGATAGTACTAAGGGTGCAAAATTACTTCCTGATGGTCAATTAGATCATATGAATGTAGATGAATGGGTTGACCGTGAAGCTGCTGAAGCTTGGGCTATGTCTTTATTAAGGGAAACGACACAAAACGTACAAGAAGTAAATATTAGTTCTATGAATTATATACTACGTTCTGCTGTTGGACAAATGTTTGGTCAATTTTTGTCGTTTCCTTTAGCAGCATTAGAACAACAAACAGCACGATTAGGTAGAAGAGCAATGACAGGTGAAGCAATAGCTATCACTAAGTTAATGATGTCTTCCATGCTTTGGGGTAGTTTGATGTATACTACTAGAGTACATCTCAATGCTATGGGTAGAAGCGATGCTGATGAATACATTAAAAGACAAATGGCTTGGGATAGGTTTTCCATGGGAGCCATTAGCCAAGTAGGTGCTTTCTCCATCTTTGCTCTGGCTTTTCAAATGGTGACAGGCACGGCTACAGGAACTAGTAATGGTTTCACACCACCTGCTTATAATTTATTTCAAGCTTACTTAGGATTAGGTGATGATTTATTAGATGGTAAATTCACTGAAACTGAATTAAGGTCTTTTAAAAATGCTATACCTATGGCTAAGTTTTATGGTATCAATCAATCACTAAATTACTTGTCAGCTAAGTATGGTGCAGACTAACCTAAAGTTACATCATTAGATAAAAACACAAGGATAAGAGATGGCTCTTTCATATACTAACTACACAGGGGATGGAGTAACCGATACGTTCTCCATCAACTTTACATATCAAGATACCAGTGAGATTAGCGTCACGGTAGATGGTGTGGCTGAGACAGGCCTGACCTTTCCTTCTACTTCTAGTGTACAGCTAACATCTGCACCAGCTACAAGTTCTCTTGTACAGGTTCGCCGTTCAACAGACTTGACAGCACGTGCAGTTGACTTTGCCTCAGGCTCAGTTCTCACAGAAGAAGACTTAGACGATAGTGCTATCCAACTCTTTCATGCTGCACAAGAAGCAGTAGATAGGGTTGGAGACACTATTGGTCTTACCACAACTAACCGTTGGGATGCTGGTGGTAATACTATCATTAACGTAGGCTCTCCTACAGCAAGCACAGACGCTGCTACAAAGGCTTATGCAGATAGTATTGTTACAGCAGCAGAGCAAGCAGCTATTGCAGCCGCACAGGATGAGGTTGACGAAGCTACAGGTAACATCATTCCAGATGCTACCAAGCTTGCTATTCATCCTATTGGCTCACAATACACACTGTCAGACGGTGTAACTACCGACTACTCAGCCAAGCATTACCAAGCTGCTACCGCTACTTCTGCAAGCAATGCAAGCACAAGTGAAACTAATGCAGCAACATCTGAGACTAATGCACAGAACTGGGCTGTAAAGACAGACGGTGAAGCAGTCACAGGTGAGGGTTACTCAGCCAAGGCTTGGTCTGTAGGTGGTACAGGTATCACAGATACTGCTGGTGCTGGCCCTGCTAAAGATTGGGCAGTAGAAACCACAGGCTCTGTGGATGGTACTGAGTTCTCATCTAAAGAATACGCTATCGGTACACAAGTAACAAACCTAGAAGGCTCTGCTAAACAGTGGGCATTAGGTGGTGGTGCTGGTTTTGACCGTGATACAGCCGTTAAGGGTACAGGTGCTAGTGCTGAATACTCAGCTAAGTATTGGGCTAACCAAGCAGCTAACTCTGCTAAAGACTTTGTTGATGTGTACTACGGTTCATTTACTTCAGACGCTAATGCTGAAGATTACCAGCTAAACACTAACGAAGGCACAGTGAATGTCGGTGACCTTTACTTTAACAGCACAGACAATGTGATGCGTGTACGCACGTTCTCAGGATGGCAGGATGTAGCTACAGATACTAGTAGCCTTGCCACAAACGGCTTCGCAATCGCAATGGCAATCGCCCTATAGAGGATAAACTATGGCACAAAATTTTAGACGATATATGCTACAGGGCGTAGGCACTTCGGCTGCTGATATACCTAATGGCACAGACTTTGACAGTTACGATACCATTGTAGGTATCCACATGACTAACACAACATCTAACGCAATCACAGTAGACTGCTACCTTTCTAACGGTGGTACTAACCACTACCTCATCAAAGGCGCACCAATCGCCGCTGGCGGTGCTTTGCAGCTTCTTGATGGTGGCGCAAAGGTAGTCGTAGCTAGTGGTGACAGACTGTGGGTACAGTCCGATACAGCAGCATCATTGGATGTATGGGTATCTGCCGTTGACGCAATTAGCACATAAGGGAGAGAACTATGGGTTACATTGGTAATCAGGCTGTACAAGGCTACAGCAGTATCCCTGCTAAACAAGACTTAACAGGTGCAACAGGTGGGACACTAACACTGAC